TATTCGTAAACCTCTGTGTTATACCTGTACTCGTTGTTGTTCCTGCTATCTTTACTGCTACACCCGTAGTTACTATATCCGTTACCGTAGCGTTTCCATTCATATAATAAAATGAAATATCGTTACTATTAGATACCCCCTTACAATTTAAAAACAATGATTTATTATCGGAATATAACACCCCTGATGTATATGTTCCACCTCCTGAAAAGTTTACTGTATCTAATATGTAAGCATCTACTGGAATACTTGCACTTGTGCTTAAATTAATTCCCATTTCTCCACTCAACACAACAAATGCTGAATAGATAATTCTAAATCTTCGGGTAATCGTTAATGTGCTTGGTAATATAATAACCGTATTCGATGCCCTACAATCAAAAATACATTGAAAAAACCCAACCGTACCAATCGAACCATTAAAGGTTAAATTAGCACTATTTAAAAAACCGCAATCGGAAGCGATAAAGTTAGTGTAATTTGCAATAGTACCAATATTCTCACAATCGGTAAAGTTTACACCAAACCAATCTAAAGCCTGTTCTGAATTAACACCAGCATCTAAATCTAATGCAGTTTGTGCCTCAATAGTTACACTTCTTATCGGTAAACTCCACTCCGAAGTAATTAAAGCAGTACCACTTAACCCTGTAGATTTTAGTCTGCAATTCTCACTTGAACCACCTATAATAGTCGTATTTTGACCTCCTACTAATCTATCACCTAATAAGTCCACAGTAGTAGTAATAAAGTATGTAGCATTATCCTCTAATGTAATTACCCCATTTACTGCAGTAGGGAAATCCACTAATGCCTCAATATAGATAAGATTGCTATAAGACCTAAATAAGTTCTTTATTAAGTAAATGAAATTATCCGTACTTGTTGGGGCTACCCCATTAACCAAAAACATAGAGTAGGGTAATTGCAACCTTGTACCATTCGCTAAATGAATAATTATATCAGTAGAATTGAAAACTTCGTAATCTAATTCATCACTTTTTTTATTCCAATTACAAATATCAGTTGTTAAATCTCTGCTTAATTCATAGATAGATAATGTAATGGTGTCGTTTGAAATTGTAAATCTATATTGCATATACAAAGGTACAAATTAATGCTAAAAGTTTTAGCAATAAAAAAAGGTGGATAAACTTAATTACCCACCTCTCTTATAAGTTAACTAAACTTAAGCAACATTACCCATATCCGCATATATTGCTGATGCAGGCATCATTAAGTTGATAGCTTCGTAACACTCAACACGAGCAGTTACCAAGTTTTGAACAAAGTTTGTCCCATTTTCGTAAGAGAATGTAACATTTACTCCCTCAACTTCAACTCTTTCGATGAAATCTCTGTCGATAATTAACACCTTATCATCAGTTACCCAAGAAGCCTCTAATACTGGAGTACCCCAAATAGTAACACCACCACTACCATTTAAGATAATAGCACCTGCACCTGCGTAGTAACCTTTAGCAAATGTCGCGATAATTAATCGTGCCATTTGTGATGGGCTAACTAAAGCGAATGATGCGTTGTAGTTTGCATTTTTAGTGTTTGCAATTAACTCAACAATTTGCTCAACATCATTAGTTGCAGTCATAGTTGTTACACCAGTCGCAGCACCTGAAATAGTTGAGAAGAATGAAGCGTTTTCTGCTTTGAAGAAATCTCTTAACAATATTCTTGATAATGTACCTTGCATAAAAGGTAATGATTTTGCGAATTGTTTTGAGTAAGTAGCGTAACCTGCGATGTATGCGTTTACGGTCTTAACTTCTGTTAAATCGTAGTCTATTTGTGTTTTAGAACTACCCTCTGTTTGGGCTGAAATTGAACCCTCTGACCCTGTTTCGCGATATTGAACGTAAGTACCAGTTGCACTCGAAACCGAAGGAACTAAATCTCTAAAGTTCAATGCTTGTGCTGGTAAGATAGCTTGACTATTTGAGTAACTTGCGACTGAATCACCAGTTAAGTTAGCTGAAAGTAACATATTACCTACTGCTTTTAATTGGATTGTATGAGACCCACCTTGCGACTTCAAAGCCTTTTCGATGTTACCCATTTCGTTATCAGCAGCGTCTGCTAATGCTTCGCCAAATGATTTTGTTTCTACTTTAGTAGATTTACCTTTAGCGACTAAAGCGTCTAAATCATCTGCTCTTTCAGTAATTTTAGTGATTTGACCTTTAAGGTTTTCAATCTCTACTGATTTTTCTTCTAATTTTGTATTCAAATCAGTCTTTACTAATTCTACTTTTGAATCGAAATCCTTTGACTTCGTTTCGATTTGTGATGCTACTGCATCAACTACATCTTTAATTTCCATTTTTTAATACTCCTTTTAATAATAAATAGTTAAATAATTCTTTTGCTTGTGCATCAGTTTCATTTATCGGCTCTGCAATTGGAGTGTTAGCGTCTAACGGCTCATTTTCAAGTGATAATAGTAATGATTCTACTGCTTTTAATCGGCTATCTGAATAAGGCAAATTGTACATACTTACCAATAATTCCATAGCACTCTGTTTTTTATTCTTTACATCTTGGACGATTGCTCTTTCATTTGCTGCCCAATTCGATAAAAACGAGTATTCCCAAAGCTTAACCTCTGTAATTGTTTCTACCTCATTATCTTCGTCTAATTGTTCTTCAATGCTTTTAATCGTTTGAAATCCGATACTTAATTCAGCGTTTAACCCATTCGCAAGGAATAACTTAATATCTTCATACATATCTCTCGCAACCTCTTTTTTAAGGTTAAATTGAGTAGTAGTAATTAATCCATAAGGGTCGTTACCATTAATCTCTAAAGGCACACCTAAACCAATCGTTGGGTTGTGGTCTTTTAGTACTCTTATACGTTTCTTATTCTCTTGTATAGTCTTTGTGAAAGCACCTTGTACGATTCTCTCTTTGTCAGCATCTATGTTATTGTAAACACTTGCATAAGCGACAACGATACCTTTTGAATCGTCTAAAGCCTTTATTTCGTGTGATACTTGTTTAAATTGCATATACCTTTATTTACACAAAAATACTAATATTTTTAGCATTTTACAAAATTATCTTTTTACCCATCTATAACAGTAGTTTGGGTATTACCTGTTGTACTACCTGTACCTCCAAAATTGGAACTATTTGAATATTTAGATGGCCCTAATCCAATTTCCATTAACTCTATTTCGTTTGTTAAATCCTCTTCTAATACCATATTAGTTCTATTACTCGCATAATCAAACGAAGCAGTATTACTAAAAAAATATGAATCTTGAACATTAAACTCTGCTAAAAAATTACTTCCACAATACGAAGATTCAACTATACCACCAGCATCTAAAACTCTTCCCTCAAATGCATCCTCAATATTTAAGTTTATAACTGGATTTGTTGTCCCCTCTATTTTTGTATAAATAGGGAATCCTACAGGTATCGTAATAACCTCTGATATTGGTGTTTGCTCTGCATATATGTTACCAGTAAATCTTCTTGCTGAACTTCTATAAAATGATAATATAGATGCACAAGTTAAAGCATTTAAATAGTTACCACCTGTTTCTTCTGTTACTATAGTTTCCCATACACGTTCCCACCTTGCAGTAGTCCTTATAAATGGAGAACCAAATATAGTATCTTTAACAAATATAACATCCTCATACACAAACGAATCATTAGTCCCACTAACTACCGATGCAGTAGTCCCTGTACCTGAATGGAAATAAGAATTAATCGTTTTTGTGTTTTGGTTTATATATGTACCATTAGTAAAAAATGCTAAATAAGAAAAGTTGTCTAATGTTAGATTATTTGTAGGCACAATGTTTAATTGGATGTTATCAATCAATAAATAAGGTGTACCACTTGATGGGGTTTGAACTCTTAATGGTCTAATCCAAAATAATAAATCCCTGATACTATAAAACCAATTTGTACTACTTGGAGAACCAGTACCATCTGATGATGTATATTTACTTAATACTTGAAATTTCTTCCATTCGCTTTTATCTGCATAAGCATCTATTCTTACTGGACTTGAACTATTTAATCCACTTATTGTAGTAGTATTCCAATCCCCATTTTTATCAAACGCTAAATATTTAGCATCATCAGGTCTATAAAACGCATTAGTAAAATTAAAACCATCTCCATTTACTCCACCTACTATATTATAATCAAATGTAATATTTATAGCAAAACTTTCTTTAAAGTTTACATAAGCAGCAGTATTATGATTGTAAAATGCAGTAAATTTCTGTAAATCTACTTCCATAGCTAAATAGCTATTGCCTGTAAAAGCACCTGATTTGCTTTCGTTTACAATAGCTTTCATTACTTGAACATCATAAGGGTTTCTAATAGACCCAGTAACTGTATATGGATTAGCGACTGGTGGGTTTACGATTTCCCATATATCTGCAATCCCACTCGTTTGTTGAAAAAATCCATAATTAGGTAACATATTTTTTGGAGAATAGTCTAACTCCATCATTACAGATGCAATAGGTTGTCTTAATGTAACTATTTGGTTTACATCACTCCATATAGTATCTGTATTTCTTGCAATAACTTTTTTAATATCGTAATTACCTGAACTTATAGAAGTGCCTAAATAATCATATTTTCTATAAGGGACTAAATTATTTGTACTTGTGGCGAGTTCGTTTATATTTAAGATAGTCCAAGTTGCATCCCTATTATCTTGATATAAAATACATCCTAAAGTTGTAAGTAGTCCATTTAGTAAAAAGTCTATTTTTCTTGGGTATTTTTTACTCCAATCAATAGCAGCATATTCATTAATAAACATTCCTGTTTCATTAATCGCTACCATATTTTCTTTAAAGTTCATTGCAAACTTAACATCTATATCAAGTCCAATAAAACTTAAACACCTTACTATAAAGTCTTTTATACTTAATCCATCATAAAAATCTTGTGATAATGGGAGTGAAAATTGGGTAGTATCTGAATATACAAATTCTTTTAATATACCTATGTTATCGGTTGCTGTTAATCTGATATAATATTCATCTTGCCACTCATATTGAATATCCGAACTTAATAAAAATCCAGCCCATAGAGTGGTTTCGGTAACATCTGTTTCGTTAATTAATTTAAAAACTACCTTAAATGTATTATTATTTATTGAGTAAAAATCTTGTGGTACAACTAATGAATTACTACCTAATTTTATATTTATTTCAGCACTTGATGGTCTAAATGTTTCAAATACAAAATCTGATTTCGATTTATAATCTATTGTAAATGGATTATTAGAACCATCTAATTTAATAGGCAAATCTACACTTACTACTTCTTCGTGTTTATAAAACTCTAAACGATAGTAAATATTATCAGCACTTGGATTTTGGATTTTGTAGTTAGCATATTTTAACCCAACCCACTCCATTTTATACTTGTAGTTATAAACCATTACACTAACCTATCTAATCTTCCTTGATAATTATGCAAAACTCCATATAATTTATCGCCTCTAATCTCAAATGCAACAGAGCCACTATTAATCCCATTATTCACACCCGTTGCTATTCTACCACCAAAGAAGTTATTAAATAATTGACCTAAACCTCCACCTGACCCAACATTTGCACCACTTATTGCAGCACTTCCCGCTATACCAACTGGACCTCCAATTAAAGCCATCAAAGCCTTTAAAGCTAACATCTTTACTATTTGTGCAATAATCATTTTCCCTAAATCTTTAAACACATTTTCCATTGATTGTCTAAAGTTTTCGCCCTCTATTATTGATTGTGCAAAAGCATCCCCTAAACCACTTGCAAACATTTCAGCAGTATTTATTGCTAAATTATTTAACTCCGTTGCTAATTCACTTGTTTGGACAAGTGTTTGTTTAATCCCATCTTGCATTGGCGTAAATATAACCCCACCAATAACCTCTAATTCTTTAGACTGGTCAAAAACAAGGTTTAACCCTGCTTGTAAATCGTTTACCTCTTTTACCGTTGGTGCTAATGATGATAAATCTACATTTGCATTAGGGTCTATGTTATCTATATTGAATTTTGGTGTATCGCCTAACTTTTGCTTAAGTGTCTTGAAATTTATTTTTTCAATCCTATTTTCAAGTTCTGTTATTTGGTCGTTTATTGTAGTAAAGAAAGGACTATTTTTATTAGTAGCCTTTAACTTTTCTTGTAGTACTTTTAATTGTGCTTCTAAACCTCCTAAAGTATTTAAGTCTATTTTAGGTGTAGAAGTTGCATCTTTTGCCTTTTGCCTTTCAATATTTAAAGCATTTAAGGCTTCTCCTGCATCTTTAATTCTTTGAACATAGATATTCCATTCAGGATTATCTTTACTTAACCCGTTCTTTTGTTGTTTAAATTGTAATATTAAATTTTGTAAAGCTACAACCGAAGTACTCGCACCTTGAATCTTTTTACCTAAAGTATCATAGGTTTCAGCAAGTTTTAAATTTTCTGCTTGTCCAACCGTCACACCTCCAATAAGATTAATCATTTCTGAAAATGGGACTTCAGTCCAACTCTTACCTCTTTGGTCTATTCCTAACTTTGATGCTAAATTATCCGCTTTACCTATCTTATTAATTGCTCCAAGCATTTGATTTAGGTAGTCTACGGTTTTACTCATTACTCCCGTATTACTATCCCCTAAATTTTTCATTAACGTAGTCCAATTATCTGATAAGTTAGATATTTGACCCCCTAATGTTTTAGAAATTTTATCCATCGCACCAGTAACACCATTAGCATTACCCAATGATACGATATAACCCTTTATAGCTTCAGAACTCTTTTCAACCTCTGTCTTTACTCCCTTGAAAGTGAATTGGACTTTATCGCCCATATCCTTTGCCTTAATACCGAACTCTTTTAGTCGCTCGTATTCTCCAGTTTGAGCATCTAATATACCCTCTGCTAATTGGTCAAATGATTTACCCGTAGATGCTGCTAAATCCCCTAAAGATTTCATTTCAGCCATCGTAGGTTTAAACCCTTGATTTGCTAACTTAACAAACGCTCCAGTTAATTCATCTACCTGAAAAGGTGTTTTACTTGCAAACTCTACTATAGAATCCATAGCCATTTGAGCAGCAGAATTACTACCAAGTGTATTGCTCAAAACGGCTTCAAACTTTTGAAATTGTGCAGTGGTATCAATAACAGATTTACCAAAGGAAATCATACCTCCTACTGCAAACGCACCTGCAACCATCCCACCTAACTTACTCGCAGCACTACCTAACTGGCTAAATTCATTAGAAGTACGCTTAACATTACTTCCTGCATTGTCAGAAAAACCTTTAATACTATTATTTGCTTTTTCTAAATTAGCCTTAAGGTCTTTTATATCAGCCGATAACGCTACTATTAGTTCTTCCTTCATTTCTTTTTATTGCTTCAAGTATTCTATCCCTATCTGCCTCTGTTATCTGCTTACGTTTTCTACCAAATTTATCTATCCATAATGGCATCAACTGCATTGGTGTTTTTTGATGTGCTTTACCTACATTGGTGTTTAATATCAATGATGCTAAAACCCTTGTTCTATCCCACTCATTAGCTTCTCGTTTATAGTGATTAATAACAACCCTTTGGTAGTTACACCAAGTCATATCCTCAAATTCTTCGGGCTTTAATCCGATTTCAGATATAGCTTGGTCGTAAATATCACACCAAGTTATTTTTTTTTTACTTCACTATCACTAACATTCAAAGCCTCTATACTTTGCTTTATCAATTCGCTCGATTGTATTGATGCACTCCACTCATCTACTATAACCTTAATATTATTGAAGTCCATAGTATCAACCCATTCTGTTACATCGTTAATAGTGAAGTCGCATAACTTACCATTAACTTTATACCATCCCTTTAACCCACAAAATACAATATCTCTTACAAAATCAATATATTGGTAGGTTTCATCTAATTCCTTTACCGATAAAGCATCAGTATTTGTAAGAGAATTATAAGTCATTAAGGCATAATTGCCAAAACGTAACCCTCTTACTTCGTTTCCAAGTTTAATTTCGATTGTTCCTGCCATTATACGATAGTAGTAATTGTTAATGCTCCAGTTCCTGCGAATGATACCGTTCCACTTGCTTTATCCCCTTGAGGACCAGTATAAGTTACGTTGTCAACATAAGCAGTACCTGCAAATTGTTTATCTCCAGTTACTCCATTTGTGATTGTGATTGATAATGCAGTTTTTGCATCCCAAGCAGCCCACATATCAGCGGCATCCCATAAAGAAGATACAAAATCTATGTTTACATCAGCCGTTGCACTCCATTCAGAGTTACCTGCTAAAATCTCTTTTCTACCACCACTTTCTTTGCTCGTCACTTCGAACATATTAGTAGTAGCCGTTAATTCGCAATTAGTTAATTCTGCTACTACAACCGAACCAACTTTTACTACCATTAAATCGCCATTAAATACTGCCATTGTCTTTATTTTTAAATTGTTAAACTTCTTGTATTGTATGATTAAACCTTATTATCCTATTTACTAAAATCCCATCATCTACCAACTCTTCAAAAGTATTCGTACTTTCCAACTCCGATTTTATCATATAAAAATCAGGGCTTAAGTCTAAATAACCTGCTTGTCGTGTTCTTACTCTCTGAATGATTTGGTCAGCGATATTACTCGCTTGTTTTTTACCTCCGAAAGCATTTAAGTATTTCGTTACTACTCTACATTCAAATATTACCTCTTGTCCGTAACTTAATTTACTACCTTCGCCTAATTCCGTTGCAAATACATCGGATAAAAGCACATAGGGCTGCATAGCATCGGCAGGAATCGAAGAACTATCGTAAACGGGTATAGTTACACCATTGTAAGATAAAACCCCATTAAGGGCTTCATAATACTTTTGTTGTAAAATCTCTACGCAATCTTTCATAACACAAAAATACTAAAAATTTTAGCAATATTAAACAACTTTTTTAACTAACTGCGCGATTGCCTTTATAAACTCTTTTCTATACTTGTAATAAGCAGGGAATAAATAGGGGTGTGCTTTTATTGTTCCTTTACCATTCTTATAATAACTTGTTGCTATTCGTTTCATTTCAGGTGTGTAACTTGACTGCATTTGAAGATAATTTTTTCCAGTCCCGAACTCAAAATATGCTGCCATATCCGAACTTCCTCCATCCCTTGCTTGTATAATAAAAGATAACCCTGAA